TCTTCTTTTTCATACCAACTTGTTTGTGAGTATCCCAACATGGATTTTCTTCTGCAAGTGGTTCAAGACCAAGTTTCTTACGATAGACGTTTAACTGTTTAATTACTTTCTTCTGTGCAGGCGAACCAGGCATCATCTTCATTGCTTTGGTTGTGAGTTTCAACATTATTGCTTCATCACTATTCTCACCATACATCTGTTTGAACTTCTTGGTGTGTTTTGATGGTTTGGTTTCTGCATCTGCATCGCCAGGCGCAGGCCCCTTCTTACCTTTTGCAAAGTGTCTTGCTCTTGCCTTCTTAGTCGATACTGACATCTCATCACCATCGGCATCCTTCGCATAATACTTTGCTGGTTGTGTACCTTCTCTGTCTTTGATGTCCTTGTCCTGTTTCACTTCCTCAAGGTTGTGTAACCACACTCTCCTCAAGTCCTCAAACACAACATAGTTTGTACCTTTGCGAATAATTGTACCTTCGTCACCATCAGTTGTTTTCACAACATCACCGACATTCCAAATCTCTCCACGAATATAGAGGTCACGATTCAGTTCTTCTAGTGTAAGATTATATTCTTCTTTGATGCCCATAAAAGTACGAACATCCTTGAACAGTTTTTCACCATCCCTAAATCCTTTTGGAAGACCAAGTTTGAATTGTTCGTAGTCATCTGATTGTGCTGCGGCTCTCATCTTAGATGCAGACATTCCTTCTACACCTTCTGCGTCTGGGTCACGTTCTCCAGCAGATACTACCTTGATATCATCGAAACCGTAGAAACCGTGTCTACCGTCTACACCATTATACTTGTCTAATAAGTCTGAAAATTCATCCACTCTATCAGAACCAACAACCATTACGATTGCCTTGTGTCCTTTGTTATGCAGTTCGACTGCGATATCAAATACGTTTCTTGCACGACTTACTTTGATGTTCTTCTTATATTTTGAAAACATCTTCTTCATGTATGCGACCTTCTTATTATGTGGAAGAGGGTCTTTCTTTGGGTTCTGGGAGTGAGATGGATACACATACATGGGAGCGCCTGGGTTCTTACCCTGTTCTCTTGCAAGTGCGTCTATGAGTTTTTCGTGACCAGTTGTGGGTGGATTGAATCTACCAAACGTAAATACTGCGGTGTCACCTCTTGCTTCTTTAAAAGTTTTCATATCAATCTCCTACCGCATCAGCAGCAGCCATTTTGTTCTTTTTAATTCTTTCACCTTCGCCTGCCTTTAACTGTCTCAAAATTTTCTTTGAGATTTTATCAATAACCTTACGTTTCTTTGCGACAATCTGTTGGTCTATCTGAATTCTTTTTTGGATGGGGAGTTCTTTGTAATTGATTGCAGGCCCCAAACTACGTTTGATGACCATCTGTTTTGCTTGACGTTTTGCAATCGCCTGTAACGCATCTGGGTCACGGCGTTTTATTCTTGCTCTTTTCTTTTTAATTTTAGTAGAAGATTTCCTCGCAAGAAGTTTCATACGTCTTGCCATCTTTCTGCGTTGTTGCATCATTTGTGATGGAGACTGTTTTTCCTCTACGGAATCTTCGTATAAATCTCTAAAGTTTCTCATTTATCCCATGCCTTTATCGCAGTAAAGTTATTAAAACTAAATTCCATTCTATCAACAAGTTTTACTGCATCGCCCGATACTCTGTCAATTGCAACATAACCCTCTGGGTTTGTCACCTTAAATCCATTACTAGTCTTAATAAAAGTATCAGTTAAACCTTTAACACTATTTAGTTTTTTTACAATTCCCATCTTTGCATTTACTAGATGTGATTGGAACGCAATAACTGCCTCTAGATTAGTTAAATCCTTCTTAAATTCTCTTGCGTACTCTCTACCTTTTGTTTCGAGAACATCTTTAGACTTCTGGGTTTTCAATTTTGCAACCTCTTTTGCAAAGTGATTTTCAACCCAAGTGACATATCCAGCAGCGTGTTGTTTTGGATTCTTGATTGCTTCACCCTTACGAACTTTTGAGTTGTTGTATGTTTTGAGTGATGCACCAACCAGTTTGCCTGTTAGTGAGTTCTGTAGGTTCAGAAACTTTCTTAGTTTTGCAGAATTGATTTGTCGGAATGCACTACCAGCACTTGACAGGTGACCAGTTACTTCTGCGGTTTCACCAGAGGTAAATGTTGCAGTACCAGATGCGTCTTTGTAAGTTGCATCATCCATCCATACAGATGAGGTCTTTGTCAGTTTACTAATGTTTGCACCGAATGATGCAGTCATATCTTGTAGTGCAGAACCAGAATATGTTGTATGCCATACGACACCAATCTTTGCACGATTGATTACTTTACCAAGGTCACTATCTGTTGGAACAGCATATACAATAGTATTAGGCTGAAAAGTATAGTAGTTTGTGCCGTCAATCTTTGTTGTTTCAACATCGTCTGTAAACATGAGGTCACCTTGCAGTACCCCTTTGATACCCAATTTAGAAAATTCTGCAAGTGCCACCTTAAATTTAGAATTAAGATTTCCAGATAAATCAGCATCAATCTCCGCCTCCGTCTTATAGAGTTTTGGTTCTACGTTGAATACTGACTTCTTTGCAACGAAAAACTTATTATCCTCTGGGTCAATACCAGCAAATATTGCAGGCGCACCATCCCACTTCACAGTCATGTTGACTGAACTACGACTTGCACCAGAGAACATATCTCTTAGTGACCGCATAAAGTTGATTGCTGCACGACCACCAGGCACACCAAAGTTTAAGATTTCATCTTCGATATGTTCTAGGTGCAGATTCTTTCCTGCTTTATTTTCCATTAGTGACTGCATTATGGATAACTCACTGTTGACATGGCGTCAATTTTATAACTAAAACCACTACCACTTCTGTTGATAAATTGTATTTTAATATATTCTGGTTTCAACTCTCCACTCACATTATTTGAACCACTTAACATTAAGAGGTATATTGAATTGTATGCCTCTTTGCCACCAGAACGACCAATCTGAATAACCATATATGGAACATCCATAGACTTACCTAAGTCTGCAACAGTTTGTCCTGTCATGTCTTCAAATTCATTTTTAGTATGTTTATAGTGAGCACCACCACCTGTACCATAGACAATCCATAAAGGAAGTTCTGTGTCACCAAACATTGCTTCTGCTTTTAGTTTTGCATTTAGTTCAACTAGTGCATCAGTTGCTCTTTCGTAGTTTGGAATCTTTTTCTGCATATCCTCTAATATTGTATTAAAGGTTTTATATGATGCATAGTTTACACAAAGTTTTAATGCTGGAAATAATTCTTCTCTTGTGATAAACCCACCTTCTTTTCTTTCCAGAACAAGTTCTGCAGCACGTTTAAAATTATTCATTTCTAAGATAGGGTCTGTACCACTATTTTCAACTACAACTGCACCCTCTTTGATTGCGTTAATCTTTTGTACATTTGAGAGAATCTTTTTATATTCTGCATTTGCCATGTCTTTTGCGATGATTTCATTTTTCAGAATTTTCATCTCTCTCAACATTGGTTTATTGATTGGTACTGCATCTCCTGCCGCTTCTGATATAGTAAATCCTGTTTGAGACAATAATGAAGATGCCGCTTTATGGGCTTTGTCTTTTTGGATTCCTCTAATCGCACGAATACCAACCTTCAGAATTGAATTTCTTAATTTTACTAATATACCTTTTGCCCAATCTAATACCTTAGTCAGTTTCCCTTTGAACTTTTTAAATATGTCACCGAACAAACCTTCTTCAAGAATAGACAGTTCTTCCATATTAAGAACAGTATAGTTGTTTACAAGTTGAGTAGGACGCATGGCCTGTTGTCCATAAATCGCATTGATAAGAGTATTGAGTTTACCAATCCTTGCATTGTCCTCACCCTTTTTGAGTGAAACTTGAACGAAAGAAATATTGGTATCTTTAATTGTAATAAGTCCTTGTTTATCCCAAGTCAGTTGTGAATTGGGAAGTTTTGATAACAAGTCAGCAATAGAACCACTGGTCACAAAAACCATGTCTGCTGTATTTGCCTTACTACCTTTTGTTTTGTAGGAATCTGGTATTGCTTTATAGTATTTGTCAATACTATTATGAATGATACCAACTGAAGAACCCCAAGTTACATTTGGGATTGATTTTATATCTGCACCAATCAGTTCAATTGCTTCGATAAGAAACTTATCGTCACCAAACTTTTTTCTAAGTTCAGCAATCTTTTTCTTACCATCAGAAACAATTTCGCCCTCTGCAAGAACCTTGTCGATATCGGCAGATGTAGGTTTGGTCTTGCTCCCAGAAAGTCTGGCAACGATATAAACCCAAGTTTCAAAGGTGGCCTCACTAAGTTTACCACCACCAACTGCTTTGATTAATTCTTGTACTTCTGGTGTTTCGCTGATGAACTGTGACAGTTTTATCATTCACTCACTCCATATAAATTACACTTCTATTTATATTATAAGTGATTTGGGGATAAATGTCAACCCCTCATAGTCAAAAACTCAGGCATTGGGAATTCCCCAAACGGTTTGTTCTTGTTTAGGTGGTAACAAACTCTAGATGCATCTTCCTCAAATTGAAAATCTTGCACGACTCTTCGTGATGGGAGTTCAATAACTTCCCACAGTTTTGTCTCAAGGTTTACATCAGTGAAGTACTTTATTTGTTCCTTCTTCTTATACCTTGAGGTCAGAGAATTTTTCATACGCTTTGCCTTTTCCAGCAAACGGTGTGTTATCGAATACATTGTCATCTTGTCCACTATCAACTAAATCTTCTTGTGCTGCTTGTTCACAATCATACAGACGCATCTTTGCCCTGTCTATTCCCAATACAAATCTTTTGTTCATGGTTGGGTCATTGTATCGGTTCTTCAATTGTTTGACTACAATCTGATTGAGGTCTTCTAGTTCCTCTGAAGAAATTAGTGCAAACATGAGGTCAGCCGTTGCAGGCAAACCAAAACTTTCTGAAGTGTCTTCTAGTCCAATGTCTGTGGAAGTGAAACCTGTTCTTGTTGTCTGGGTTGCAGACATGATAGGTACATTCGTTTCCACTGCAAGTCCTCTTAGTTCTTCTGCAATCGACTTGATATAGAAGTAAGAACCTACATTTGCATTTCCTTTGAATCGTGAAGATGCACATATATTTAGATAATCAATGAAGATAATATCTGGTTTGAAACTACGTTTTAGTGCGAGTTCCTTAATCAAACTACGAAAGTGTCCAACGTGAGCAGATGCAGTTGGATACTCTTTGATAATCAACTTTCCGTTTGTCTTTTTCTGTATCTTGGATAACTGTGTCTCAAACATCTTCTTTGGAAGTGAGTGTAAGTCATCCATAGTTATATTCATTAGATTCGCATCAATACGTTCTGCAATACGTTCTTCTGCCATCTCCATTGTGATGTACAGAACATTCTTACCTTGCATTAGTGTTGACGCAGCAACATGACACATGAACAACGACTTACCAACACCAGTTCCAGCAAGTGCGATATTCAATGTCTTTTGTGGTAATCCACCTTTTGTAATCTTGTTGAAATAATCTAGGTCAAACTCAATCTTCTCTTCTTTCTTGTGATAGAAGTCGAAACGGTCTGAACCATCTTCAACATAGTCGTGACCAATATTAGTATCAAATGATACTGCAAGTGCCTCAGATAGAATGGATGGGATTGCTTCTGGTGTTCTCTCCTTATCCTTTCCATCAATAATTCCTATTCCTTCAACAACCGCATTGTAGATTGCTTTGTCCTTACAGAACTTTTCTGTGGTGTCAAGTAACCATTGCGTGTCAACATCCGTCTTTTCCAGTGAACCAATAATGTCCACAATCTTTTTATACTCATCATCGTTGACATCCTTTCGATTGTCTAGTTCGATAGTGAGGGCTTCCTGTGTCGGAATTGCATTGTACTTTTCAGTAAACTTCGTAATCTCTTCAAAGATTACACGTTCATTCTTGTCTGAATAATATTCTGGTTTGATAAATGGGATTACCTTTCGTGCGTAATCCTCATCCCAAATCAGATTAGTTAATGTTGTTCTCTCTATCGTCTGCATCGACATATTGTAAACTACCCTCGTTTAATTGTTCATCCATAATGTGGTGTAAGATATCACCAGCAAGTTCAAAAAAATCATCACCAAAAAAGTCTTTTGGTAAGTCATTAGAATCTAACATATCCCATTCAAAATGTAAAGTAGCTTTGTCAGATTCTTTATCCTCTGAAATACTAACTTTACCATAGCGATATACAACACCTTGGTACTTTCCTGCCTTTTCAGTCAGTCCAATACCTGTCCATTTCTGGTCTTTGTTTTCTACATATTTGAAGTAATCGCTCATGTCCTTCATTAGATGATGACCTTACCTTGTGCTGGAACTGCAAGACCTGTTACTGCCTCTGTGTATGCAGCACTAAATTCTGGATTAGTTTCTGTTACGATAACAACTCCACCAGCATAAAACATTCCCTGTTTTGGATTTTCTGTACCTGTCATACAGATACCCCTTGCGAAACCCACTTTACCGTCTGGGGTATTTACCAACATTCTTGGATTCTCAAGTGTAATGTTTCCATTATTCTCATGCATGAATTTTCCAATATACTCACCAGCAAGTGTTACTAGTGATACTACTTTACCGTTTACCATAATTTCTCCTTAAACATAATGAAGGTAACTTCCAATTATATATTTGGATTCGTCACCTGTTACTTTTCTTCCAGCATGAAGATGTGTCCACATTGGTGGAAACATTAACATCCGTCCTGCTTTTGGTGTCACAGAAATATCCCTCTGGGGGAAATCTGTTTCACCACCTTCTGGTTCATTGAGGTATAGAAAAAATACCAAGAACCGTCTTGCAGATGCATAGTTTCCTACATCTACATGGTCATGAAATTCATCAACACCATTTGGTTCGTATCTTTTCATGCGATACATCTCATAGGCGTATTGTTCTGGAAACATCTTGTTAGTTACATCACACTCTTCCATGTATCTGTCGATACAACTGTTGAAAGCGTACTGCAAGTTATCTTGATATGGTTTCCAGTTCTTATACTGTTGTAATGTAATTTGAGTGAAAGAACGATGACCCTTTAATGTTTGTTTGTCAAACTGGTTTTCATTCTTTTCAAACTCCTCAATCATGTGTTCACACATGAGTTTTGGAATCACATCATCATAGACACGAATGTAGTTTTCATTCAGATTCTTGAACTGCATTATCATTTTCCACTTCTTGATGATTACCATACTTGAATTCTTTCTGGGCAAATTCGTCAAGTTGACGCATTACATCCTCAGTGAAGAACTTTTCTGGTTGATTATTGATTGTCTTACCGAATGTCTTTGTACCATCTGGTAATTCAATACGAGTGGAAATTGATTTAAAGATTCCTGCCTTGAGAGCAAGTTCAAGTAGACCGTAGTACCTATCTAATCCACGTTCATACATCAGACGAACATCGACTACCTTGTTTTCGATAGTCAAACGTGACTTCTGGTTCTTACAGTGAATGATATTACCTACAACCTCAGTACCGTCTTTTTCTTTCTTCTTTGAAAGATACACGATTGAAGATGCGGCGTATTTCAGACCAGAACCACCACCCATTTCTTTTGTTGGGAACATAGACCCCACAACGTCATATGTGTGATTGGTTACAATCATTGGTACTTTCGCCTTACCAAGTTTTAGAGTAAGTACTCTAAACGCAGCCTTCAGAACTTGAGCCCGTGTCATATCTCTGGTTTCTTTACCCTCAGCAGTGTCATCTACTTCTTTCGTAGTTGATAACATACCAAGTGAATCGAGACACAACATAATAGGTTGTTTGTCTGCTTCATCTTGTTTTAGGTAATCATCCAGTACACGAATTGCCTGTGTTCTAAACTCTTGGACAGTTGTTACAGGTAAAATGACCATTCTGTTTGGGTCAATACCTCTGTCAATAACCATTTGTTTTGTGATTGCACTTTCTGATTCAAAGTACAAAACACCAGCGTTTGGATTTGCATCCAAGAACGACTTCACCATTCCCATTACAAAAAATGTTTTACCTGTTGCCGATTCACCAGCAACCGCAGTAATTTTATTTGCCGGTAGTCCACCATAAATCGAACCACTCAACAACGCATTGAAGATGTAAGAACCAGTGTCGATAAAGTTATCAACATCTCCTGCTTCTACACCATCAGATACAAGTGCGGCATATTCATTGCCTGCCGTCTTTGCAATATTCTTCAAAAAGTCCATAGTTATATATCACCATCCTTTCGATTTTCGGAGAGATACGCATCAAAACCGCCTGGGTATCTTGACTCCAACTTTTCGATATTTGTTTCAATCACATCATCCATAGTAATATCTAGTGCGATACACGCTTGTGCTATGTACCACATAATATCACCCAACTCACGTTTTGCATGGAATTGGGCATCTTCATCAAAGGGTTTACCTTGGAAAAAACACTTCTTAACAATCTCTGCAAACTCACCACCCTCAGCAGTGATACCGATTGCAGCAGTAAGAATGCGTTCTGGTTGCACACCCTGTTCTTCAATAATCTCGCACGATTCAGTAAAGTAGTCAGCATCCTTAGATGCATCACTTGTCACCTCATCTACGAATTCCGTATACTTTCTAAAATCGACAGTCATAATTTATCCTCTATTATTTTCCAGTATCATACCAAATAAGTTACTGTTTGTCAAGTCACTTTTGATTCTTTTATTGCACAATTTGTAATACTCTTCATTTATCTCACTTCCAAGATAATTCCTATCAATCTCTAGAGCTGCAATCGCAGTAGTACCACTTCCCATAAATGGGTCATATACTACATCATTCTCATTTGTGTGGTTCTCTATCATCATGCGACAAACTAGTGGACTCATACCATACTTAAATCCATCTACTATAGTTGACCTTTCATCTAATATTACATCCACCATGTGTGGGTTTTTTAATTTAAATGGTTTCTTTGCAAAGGTGAGTATATGCATATAATTCATACGAAACATATTTACTTTATATGACTTAACCCATATATTTGTTTTCCTTAAAAACCAACCGTTCTTTTCAAATACACTAATTACCTTTATGTGTTTTGGATATATTTTGCCGTCACCCTTTCTATCAGTGGTGCAAACAGTAACTAGATTATTTGTGGGTTTCAATAGTGATATCCAACTATCTAAAAATTCTTCCCATTCATTTGTATGTGCCGATATACCTAGTTCTGCATAGTCTGGTGGAGATGTAAGTACATAATCATACTTGATGTCTCTTTTTAAAGTATCAATACAACTTTCTAAATGTATCATGAAAAGAAACTTTCCAGAGTATTTCTTCTTTTGTGTCTAAAGAGGTCTTTGTTAGAGTTTTTAGAGAAGCACCAGACGTTTTCAATATATATCTTGTTCATATATTCATCCATTGCATTCTTGTCAAAGTTTCCATTTTCATCAGAGAAAACACTTTTCCCTTGTGGACGTTGCATAATTCTCATACCAACTTGACCAATAAAGTTTGGACGCAACATATCCACCAGTTCATCACCAGAACGATACCTCTTACCTTTGATTTTTGGGTCAAGAATATTTACCATCATTACACCACCCTCACGCAGTGAGTTGAAACTATTTTGTGCAACTGGAAGATAAAACTCATCTCTCCACGCTTCATATTCATTGAACTTTGCCCATGATTGGTCTTCTTCATGTTCACCACCTTCATTGTATCTTTCTGTTGAAAAATATGGTGGTGAAGTAAATGCACAGTCAACATCTTTGATTTCATCCCAAGGAAGATTCTCTGCACCACAACGATAAATCTGTACAGTCTTTTTGTTGCCTGTCAATGATTGATAAAATTCAATCATCTTGTGGTATCTTTTAAACGTATTTGGATTTGGGTCACAACCAATATAGTGTGTTGCATTGGAGGCAAAGAATGCAGTTAGTCTATCACCCCAACCCATAGATGTGTCCAGTACAGTTTTCGCATCAGTCATTTCGTAAACTGTTTTTGCAACAATAGGTTTGAACTGCGTTGCAATGTAAGTACCAAGACGAAACGCCATGATGTATGTACGACCTGTCAATTCTTGATTATCATTCACACCACGAAAGATAGGCCCGAATGCACCCCAAAGATTATCACCATCATTCCATCTTTCTACAGGCGCTTTGTAACCATAAGAACCACACGCCATTCTAAGGTCATTCATAAATGAATCTGCACAGTAATTAAACTTAGGTGGTGCATCAATTAAACCAAGTCCATATTCACTATATGGATATTTGTAATCATCATACTTTTCAATAACTCTATCGTTTTCCGTTACCGAAAGATAATCAGTAAAATCTGCCTTCTCTAGTTTACGAAAGTTGGTAACCACTTTCTCTTTATTAAATTCTGCAAGAGGAAATGGGGGTTTTTCATTTGTAATATATTCGGCAAGAACCTTACGAAACTCTTCTTTTCCAAACTTTTCAATTGTGTTTAGAAACTGATTTGTTCTCATAACAGGTAAACCTGTATGGTCAGTACTATTTCTTAGTAGTTCGTATAGTTCGCTCATGTAAAAAAGTCCTCAAGTGTTGTTTGTGTACCGAATGATTTGTCAATCATCCAACCGATATTGTCAGTGATGAAGGTCAAGGGTTCAACAAACGCCTTTTCATATTGTGTATCATAGTCAATATACTTGTGAATGTCAAGTTCTTTTGGAACTTTCGTCATGAACGAAATAACATTCGCACCTAATGGATTTGGTTGTCGTAGTTGAATGAACTTGATTTTGTCACCTTCTTGAATATAAGGATATTTAGCATTCAAGTTTCTTTCACTTATCATATGATTGTAAATGAGTGAACCCTTAATATGCATGGGTGTTCCTTTACGATAGATAGATGCACTATCACGAAACTTCTTTAGTCCATTGACAGAACGAGGATATGCAATCTCCTCAACAGGTAAGTTGATAAACTCCTTACGAAAGTCTTGGATGAAAGTGTTAAGTTCTTTCTCATCACCAGACATGATTATCTTCAATGCTTCCTTAATCTTCTCACGACATGGTGCAGGCGTTGAAGACTTGACAGCCTCGATACCCATAATCTTGAGAGATGGTTCTTTGTAACGAACACCTTCCACATCCCATGCGTTGAGAATATATCTTTTCTTTGCAGTCCAGATTCCTTTGTCTGCAATCACTTCACGTTTCATGAACATCTTCTGGTCATATGCATGAACATAGTCAGCAAGTTGTTTGTACGACTTGTCGATAAACGGTTCAATCTTTTCGTTTGCAATCGTGTCAAGGAAGTCAATCGGATTGTTTGGTTTTACTTTGTCAATCAACGCATCAAATGTAACATAGATTGAATCTGTGTCAGATGCAATAACATAGTCTGTGTCTGTACCCAACAGTTTGTTGAGGTATTGATTAATCTTTTTCTCAATCCAACGAATAGACAACTGACCAGCTTTAGTAATACCTTCTGCAATCGCAAGGTCATAGTATCTGAAGTATTGATTACCAATCGCACCATAAGCAGAGTTTAGTGAAATCTTTCTTGCCATCTGGATGTTATTATAACGACTGATAAACTTTTGATACTTGGGGTCTTTGGTATCTTCAAAGTCTTGTTTTGCTTTCAACATCTTTTTCTTGAAAACAGTACGGTCATCGTAAATCTCTTGCATCATCTCTGGAAGGAAACCCTTCTTGTCTTTGCGATACAAAGCACCATTTGGTGTGATAGTACATCTGTCTGGAATATCAATCGGTGTTTCTT